GCAAACATTTGTAAACAATTATGGGTATAAATGGGATGGTAATGAAAAAGTCAATATAGACCATATAATACCCTTATCTACTGCAAAAAATGAAGAAGAAATAACAAAATTGTGTCATTATACAAATTTGCAATTGTTAAAAGAAAAAGATAATATTATAAAAAGAGATATAATAAATTGGAATATAAATGCAAAGGAGTAATTTTATGAGAATTGCTATTGATAAAAATAGTATAAGTGCAATTAAACCAAATAATGAATATATTTATTTATTTGATAACGAAACACTAGATGAACTGCTAAATTTAAATATGCATTGTTTGTATTATAAGAATTGTGATTTTGTAGACATTAATTTATCTAAATATGATGTAGAATGTATAAAAAAAGCAAATATAAACGATAAAGACTATGATAAGTTGCCTGATAAGTTAAACTATAAGTATGCAATAATAATACCTAATTGTAATAATGATAGAGGGTTATATGAAGGAAAGACATTTTTAAGAAATTGTATAGAAAGTGTATTGAATCAATCATATAAAAACTTTGAATTAATAATAGTTGATGATATGAGTAATGATACTTCAGTTCAAACAGTAGAAGAATATCAAAAGAAAGACAAAAGAATTCATTTAATAAAAAACAAAAGAAAAAGATACAATGGTGGTTCAAGAAATGTAGGCATTGATTATGCATTAGATAATTTAGAATTTGATTATTTTGCTTTTTTAGATAGTGATGATTGGTGGAAAAACAACGAAGTATTAGAAAGAATAAATAAAAGATTATATAATCACGATATGGCATTGCTTGGTATGGAACTAATAGACAAAAATGGTGTATTTATGACAAAATTCCATCAATATGATAATTATCAAGATTTCTTTTTATCAGATAATAAAGTTTGGTGTACTGCTTGGGCAAGAGTAATAAAAAAGAATAAAATAGTATATTTTTGTGAAAATACATTAATGGAAGATAGAGTTTGGAGTTATAGACAAGCTGACCAAATTGATGATTTGGGAAAAGTTGTTAATATAAAAGAAGTTTGTTATGTATGGAATAGGACAAATACAACAAATAGTGTATCAATGGTAAGAAATAAGTATTGGGATGCAAGTGCTTGGTGTCATATAGGACATCAATTACAATTAATAAGTCAATTAAGACATAAAGAAATGATACCAATAATAGAAAAAAGAGTTGAAACTTGTATAAATAAAGTAAACAACAAAATTTATCAACAATATTAAGGAGGAGATATTATGATAAAATGTGAAGTAATAGAAAATTTTAGTTTAAAAGCATTTGATGAATTAAAAAATATTGAAAGATTTAACCCACAAAAAAACCAAAAGGGTAAACTTTATGAAAAGGATGTTTTTGAATGTAGCGAAAAAATGTGTGATTATTTAACAGGAAATAATGCACTAAATAAAAAAGTAGTACAAATAATTGAAATTGAACAACCTAAAAAAGAGGTTATTGTTAATAATGCAGAAAAACCAAAAAAGAAAAAAACTAGCAAGAAATAATCTTGCTTTTTTTAGTGAGGTAAAATGAAAGAAGTATTAAGACAAATGTTAAGAATATATAAACCATTTTCACAAATGGATTGGTTAAATTACAAATTAAAAAAAGATGATGTTACTTTTCATCATATAACAAAAAGAGAAGATAATGGGAAAAAGACCATAGAGAATGGTGCTATTTTAATGCCAAATAGCCATAGTTATTTGCACCTTATTGAGTGTTTAGATATAAATACATATATGGCATTAAACCAAATTTTTAGAATTGTCAATAACCAAATGAGTGAACCCACAATGGAACAAAGGATATTAATTGATAAAATATTATCAGAATTTGAAGATAATCATAGATGGGATAAAGGTAATAAAGGAAAACTTTTAATAAAAAGAAAATACCTAGATAGGTATAGATTTTGACACAATATAAAAGTTGGTATATAATTAAATCAAGTTGAACATAACAACATTAAAAAAATGGAAGGAGAAAAAATGTTATGGAAGATAACAAAAACACTGAACAAGTGGACAAAGTAGAAGAAACTACTCAAAAAACATATACTGAACAAGATATTCAAAATTCATTTAATGCAGGAGTTCGTAAAGCAAATAGCGAATGGCAAAAAGATGAAAAGTATAAAGAATTCTTGGAATGGAAAAAATCAAATCAAAGTGAGAATGAAAGATTGACTGAACTTGAAAATAATAACAACAAAAAAGACAAAGAAATTATGGAATTAAAATCATTATTAAAGATTAAAGATAGTGATGTAAAAAAAGAATTCCAAAAATTTGTGTCTAGTGAAGTTATGAGTATGGTTAATGAAACTACTGACTTTGAAACTGCACTAAAAAAATACAAAAACGAAAATCCACAATATTTTGGAGAAGTAGTAGTAAAAAAGGTGCAAAGTTCCCCAAATTTAGTTGGTGGAACAAAACCAAGCACAGTAAATGATATTTTTAATAATATGATTAGAGGTGCTTAAAATAATGAAAAAAGGAGAGATTAAATTATGGCAAATATGATTGCAAAAACTGATGCTGCTGCTCTTATCCCTGAACAAGTAATGGATGAGATTTTTAAAGAAGCACAAAAATATTCAAAAGTATTACAATTATTTAGAAGATTACCAAATATGTCATCAGACAAGATGAGATTAAAGGTAGTTGATAGTTTACCTATTACTTATTGGGTAAATGAATCAAGTAACAATGGTAGAAAACAAAATACTAAAATGGCTTGGGAGAATGTTTATTTAACTGCTGAAGAACTAGCAGTAATTGTTCCAATTAAAGATAATGTATTAGATGATGCTGATGTTGATATTTGGGAACAAGTTAAACCTGAATTAGTAAAGGCAATTGGAAAGAAAATTGACCAAGCAGTATTATTTGGTGTAGATGCTCCAACATCATTTGGAAATGGTATCGTTCCTGATATTATTGCAAAAGCAAAATCAGTAACTGAAACTAATAATCTATATAAAGATATTAATGATGTAATGACACTAGTAGAAGAAGGTGGACACGAAGTAACAGGATTACTTGGTGGTGTAGGATTAAAAGGAAAATTCCGTATGATGACTGATACAACAGGTCAACCATTAAATACTACTGAAATTGGTTCATTAAATAGAGCATTTGTTGACAATGGAGCTTGGGATAAAACAAAAGCAACATTAATTGCAGGAGATTTTAATGAAGCAGTATATTCTATTAGAAAAGATGTAACATTTGATGTATTCAGAGAAGGTGTTATTCAAAATGCTGATGGTTCAATTGCATACAACTTAATGCAAGAAGATATGTCAGCTATTAGAGTTACATTTAGATTTGGAACTGCAATACCTAACCCTGTAACATCATTAGATGGAAGCGAAACAAGATATCCATTTGCTGCATTAGTACCTGAAAACGAAGCAAGTCTATAATAAAGGAGGGAGTTTATGGAACTTAAAGGACAATACCTAACATTTCAAGAATATAAAGGATTAGGTGGAACTTTAGACCTAGCTCCTTTTAATATATTAGAATTTGAGGCTAGAAGAAGAATAGATGTAATAACACAAAATAGATTAGTTGGTTTAAAAGATATTCCAAGTGAAGTAAAAATGTGTATGTATAAAGTAATTGATGCCATAAAAGATTATAATGATATTGGTAGAGGTAAAACTAGTGAATCAGTAGGAAGCTATTCCGTAAGTTATAGTGATTTAGAAAAAACTATAAATGATAAAGCATTAGAAATTAGTGATATTATAGTAAATAGTCTTTATGGTGTTGTATATAATGGAGAACACATATTGTATTGTGGGGTTAGATAATATGATGACAAATACAAGTATGAGTATATATAATAAAACTACTAATTCTACTACAAAAGAAGTTAGTTATAAAAAACATTTAATTGAAAAAGTATTTTGGGATGATGCAACTGGTGTTAGACTAAATACAGGTTATGAAAATTCAGATAAAGTTAATATTTATATTCCATTCGATAAAAACGATTTATCCTCTTATAAATTCCCAAGACAATATAATGGTAGTGGATGGACAATACAAAATGGAGATTTTATTGTAAAAGGTAATATAAATATAAATGAAGTTGAAAAAATAAAAGATTTAGATGCATATGAAGTATTTGTTGTAAATTCGGTTGATATAAAAGATTTCGGTAGTGATAATATGCAACACTTTGAAATCAAGGGGATTTAATGAAAATAAAATATTCATTAGAAGATTTTGATGGTAATCAAATTATAAATAAATTTGGTATGCAAAAAGGTGGAAAAGCTGAATTGTTTTTAGCCAATACTTGCTTTAGAAGGATGTCAAAGTATGTTCCAAAAGATACAGGAGCATTAATGACAACAGCAACTATAAAGCCAAGTTTAATAACATATGAACAACCATATGCACATAAACAATATGTATCAAATAAAGGTAAAGGTATACGAGGCAAATATTGGGATAGAAAAATGTGGAATAATGAAAAACAACTTGTTGAAAAAGAAGTAGAAGATTATATTAAATTTACGAAAGGAAATAGATAATATGGAAGAAACTAAAAGTATGATACAAGCAATTAAAGAATATTTTATTGATAATAATTCATTAGCCGATGGTTTTAAAAACATATTAGTTGATTTTCTTGGGGAAGATGCATCTTATTACACAATAGAACCTATTCCAATAGAACCAAAATTAAGAGAATATGCTGATGGTGGGTATTTAGGACAACTTACATTTAATTTAGCAAGTAGAGAATATTATGATGATAGTAATAGTCAAAATATAAGCAACTTGGAATATTATGAAAAATTTCAAAATGAAATTGAAGAAAATAATAAAAAACATATATTACCTAAAATAGATGGAATACAAAGTATTGAGTGTTTAGGTAATGGAACAATACAAGAAGCTCAAAAAGGAACTGCAAAATATGCTATTTCTATGAGAATAACTTATATAAAGGAGGGATAGGAATGTCAGAAAGAACTTTAATTAAAAGAAGTGATAAAGTATCATTCTTTGGTAATATGGGTACAGGAACTGAAACATTTAATAGAATGAGAGGTTTCACAACTTTAAGTGGTTCAAAAAACCCAAAAGAATATTCAAGACAATATGTTGATGAAGAATTTGAAGTAACTGATGTAACAGGATATTCTCCAAGTATTGAATTTGGTTTTGACCAATATAAAGGAGATTTAGTTCACGATGAAATGGTTGAAATATTAGATGG